TATGATTGAAGATATCAAGGCTGAACTTTCTGCTATTCGTGAAGAAATGGGTGCTTACAAAGAAAAGATGAGTGCCGTAGAGGAGGAGAACGCAAACTTGAAAACCGAGTTGTCCTCACAATCTGCAGCCAAGCCTATCAAGCACAACCCCGAAAACGCTCCTAAAGCCGAATTCAAGTTGGCCAATCGCCGTCCGATGAATTCTCTTGACCGAGTAATGTCTAAATTGAATAAATAAAAAACCTAAATAAAAATGGCCACTACGACCTCAATTACAACCACGTATGCGGGTGAATTCGCGGGCAAATACATTGCTGCTGCGCTTCTTTCCGCTGACACCCTTGACAAAGGCCTTGTTGAAATCAAGCCTAACGTCAAATACAAGGAAGTTATCAAGAAAATCGCTACGGGCGATTTGGTTGCTAACGCTTCTTGCGACTTTTCTGCTTCTTCGTCTTTGACCTTGACGGAGCGCATCCTTCAGCCCGAAGAATTCCAAGTGAACTTGCAGTTGTGTAAAAAGGACTTTCGTTCGGATTGGGAAGCCGTACAGATGGGTTACTCCGTTTATGACAACCTTCCTGCTAACTTCAGCGACTTCTTGATTTCTCACGTTGCTGCTAAAGTTGCACAAAAGACCGAGCAGACTATTTGGGGTGGCGTTAACGCTACTGCAGGAGAGTTTGACGGATTCGTTACTTTGATGACTGCTGACGCTGACGTTAACGATGTTGTTGGAACAACCGTTACTGCCGCCAACGTTATTGAAGAAATGGGTAAAGTAGCCGATGCTATCCCCAACGCTCTCTACGGCAAGGAAGACTTGACCATCTATGTTCCTCAAAATGTTGCTCGTGCTTACGTTCGCGCTTTGGGTGGATTCGGTGCTGCAGGTCTTGGTGCTGCAGGTACGGACGCTAAAGGAACTCAATGGTTCGGTGGTGAGCCTTTGTTCTTTGACGGAATCCGCGTTTCTATGGTTAGTGGCTTGGCCTCTAACAAGATGGTTGCTGCTCAATCTTCTAACCTCTACTTCGGTACGGGCTTGTTGAGCGACCACAACGAAGTGAAGTTGCTTGATATGGGCGATTTGGACGGTTCACAAAACGTTCGCGTTATTATGCGCTACACGGCAGGTGTTCAGTATGGTATCGGTGCTGACGTTGTATTGTACTCTTAATTAACCGAAATTGACTAACCCAAAGGAGGGCTTGGGGCACACCCTCGCTCTCCTTTTTTATTTAAAATAGATTATGGCTTGTGATTTAACAACGGGACGGGCGGTACCTTGTAAAGATGTAGTAGGCGGCATCAAGGCCGTTTATTTCACCGATTACGGGGACTTGGGTGCTATCACCTATGATGTAACAAACACGGACGCTATTGATTCTTTTGCGGGAACTCCTTCTGCGTATCAATACGATGTGAAAGGCAACTCCTCATTCACGCAGAATGTAAACTCATCACGCGAGAACGGAACGACCTTCTACGAGCAAGTTTTGGAATTGACTTTCACCAAACTTGACAAGGCTTCACACAAAGAATTGAAGTTGATGGCTTATGGCCGTCCTCACGTCTTTGTAGAAGACTACAACGGTAATATCTTTGTAATGGGATTGCTTCACGGAGCAGAGGTTACGGGAGGTACTATTGTAACGGGAGCAGCAATGGGAGACTTGAGTGGTTATACCCTTACTTTGACTGCCCAAGAGCAAGTACCTGCTAACTTCATTGACAACACTTTGAGTGGTGCAGGAGTTAGCGTAAGCGCAACGCAAATCAATCCCTAACATAGAGGTGTGTTAAACGAGGAGAGGGGGCTTATGCCCCCTTTCTTTTGAAATAAACTTTCGCTTTTTAGTTATTTAGGTACGATGCACATTTTACAACCCGTATCTACCTCGCAGACCATTACAATCATCCCAAGAGACTATGTGTTTTCTTTGGAGGATTTGGATTTGTATTTTGAGCGTGTTCTGCTTGACGGAGGAACTTTAGAAGCACAATCTTGTGTACGCCAAGATTTAAGTGATTTAGATGGCGTTACTTTGTACCTTGTGAATGAGAATACAAACACTACGGCCACAATTAATCCTTCAATTATTGAATCTAACGGCTTTATGAGCCTTTCTGCGGAGTTTTCTCTTGTAGCGGGTACATTCTATGGCTTGAAGATTTTTAAGGGTTCTAACCTTATTTATCGGGATAGGGTGTTTGTAACCTCTCAAACCGAATATGACAAGTTCACGGTGAACCAAAATGTCTACACGCAGGAGCAGTCCTACAACAACGAATTTATCGTATTATGAGCAACATCCGATTTGTAAACCTATCTACCTACACCACTCCCGAAGTAAAAGAATATCGGGACAAGGATTGGGTTGCCTACGGCGAGGATAACAACTACTTCCAATTTTTAATTGACCGATATAACGGAAGTGCTACAAACAACGCCATTATTAACGGAATCAGCGAACTGATTTACGGAAAGGGCTTGGATGCTACGGACTCATCAAGAAAGCCGAATGAATACGCTCAAATGAAGTCTTTGTTTCACAAAGATTGTATGCGTAAGGTAACGGCTGATTTGAAGATGATGGGGCAATGTGCCTTCCAAGTTATCTACTCAAAAGACCGAAGCCGTATCACAGAGGTGTATCATATGCCCGTTGAGTCATTACGAGCCGAAAAGTGCAATGATGAGGGTGATATTGAAGGGTACTATTACGCTAAAGATTGGAGTGCAGTAAAGGACAAGAAAGAAACTCCAATGCGCATCCCTGCTTTTGGATTTAGTCAAGAAGGTATTGAAATACTTTATGTGCGTCCTTACCGAGCAGGATTTTACTACTACTCTCCCGTTGACTATCAAGGAGGCTTACAGTATGCTGAATTAGAGGAGGAAGTAGCAAACTACCACCTCAACAATATCAAGAACGGGATGAGTCCTTCAATGTTGATTAACTTCAACAACGGAGTCCCAACGGAGGAGGAGCGATACATTATTGAAAGCCGTATTGGGGAGAAGTTCAGCGGAACGAGCAATGCAGGAAAATTCATCCTCGCATTCAACGATAACAAAGAAATGTCTGCTACAATTGACCCCGTTCAGTTGTCCGATGCTTCCGACCAATATCAGTTCCTCGCAGATGAAGCGATGCGTAAGTTGATGGTGGCTCACCGCGTTACCTCTCCGATGCTTTTGGGAATTAAAGACCAAAGTGGACTTGGAAACAATGCAGAGGAACTAAAGACTGCCTCTACTCTTTTTGACAACACCATCATCCGACCTTTCCAAGAGTTGGTTTTGGATGGTGTGGATAAGATTCTTGCCTTTAACGACATTTCACTCAACTTGTACTTCAAGACCCTTCAGCCTTTGGAGTTTCAAGATAATGTTGTTGTAGACCAAGAAACACAAGAAGAAGAAACGGGGGTAAAACTATCAGCCAACGAACCAAGTGATGAACACTTGCAAAGTATGTTTGACCTCTTGGATGAAGTAGGTGAGGTCATCAACGAGGAGGAATGGGAATTAGTAGAAGAATCACCCGTTGACTATGATGCAGAAGCGCAGATGGAAAAATTCTTCGCCTTTGCTTCTACGGGTGTTGCTCGTACCAATGCTTCATCTACACAAGATGGAGTAACCCCAAGCGGACGGCCTTACAAAGTGCGTTACGGCTATGCCCCCGATACCTATGCAGATAACTCTCGGGAGTTCTGCAAAAAGATGGTAAACGCATCCAAAGTGTATCGCAAGGAGGATATTTTAGCAATGAAAGGAAAGGCCGTAAACAAAGGCTTTGGTCCAAAGGGTGCAGACACATACGATATTTGGTTGTACAAAGGAGGCGCACGTTGTCATCATTTTTGGATGCGAAAAATCTTTATGGCTAAAGAGGGAGCGCGTAGCGTAGATGCTGAATCACCAAATGCTGAAGTAGGTGTCAATCGCGCTAAAAAGGCAGGTGCTGAACTTGAAGTCAATGACAAGAAGGTAGCCACCCGCCCCGTAGATATGCCCAATGAAGGATTTTTAAACCCACGATAAGAGATGGCAACGGCTCTATTTATTAAACGCGAAGACTTGGTTCGGTCTACGGCTCTTGGGGGCAATGTAGACACCGACAAGTTTATACAATGGATTAAGGTAGCCCAAGAGATACACGTCCAAAACTATCTTGGTACGGATTTGTACAACAAGATTAGTGCAGATATTATTGCAGGGACCCTCACGGGCAGTTACCTCACGTTGGTCAACACCTATGTTCAGCCAATGTTGATTCACTTCGCTATGATGGAGTACTTGCCTTTCGCTGCCTATACAATCGGTAACGGAGGCGTCTACAAACACAACTCCGAGAACTCTACGGGTGTAGAAAAAGGCGAAGTAGATTACCTTGTTGAGAAGGAACGCAAAATAGCGGAATACTATGTACAACGCTTTGTGGACTATATGAGTTTCCATCAAAACGATTACCCCGAATACAACTCAAACACGAATGAAGACATCTACCCCGATAAGGACGTCCAAAGAAGCGGATGGGTGCTTTAAGAGGACTTACAAACCGAAGATGCAAAATATCCGTAAACTAAAGTTATTTCTAAAGGAAGAAGCAAAAGATGAGTAATCTAATAAGTTGGGGAGATGTGTATTGTAGCAGTTGGTGGGGAGACACCGATAGAACTACGCTATCTATCCAAAACGAAAGCGCACCCCCTTGCTTCGCACCTATCAATGATATTGCTCTTGCTTTCCAAGCACGGGTAGAGGCTGATGGAGGCGTATTAGAGGGCTATGATTG